CCCCCCTCACAGTTCTAATGTAATAATCAGAGTAGCTAGGATGAATCCCACTACTAGATCCTACAAGTTGACTAACAGTTCCGCTGGGTTTAACGCAAGTAATAGCACAGCTTGCAGAAATACCAAGAATATCCGCAGTCTTCTTATTAACTTCGATAGCATAATTCCGTAACTCCTCTAAGAAATGATCACAAGTAGGATCAGTTAAGATAGAATTATCGGTGATTCCTGTGAGGGAGACTCCGAGGAGTCGCTCTTCCTCAGCATTCCGTTTCCAGACGGATCTAAGATATCGGAAGTCTGTGAAAGTACTTTGAACAGTTCCGATGATTGTAGCAAGTCCAACTTTTTGCTTAATGGTTTCAGTAGTGTCTGTAGGTCTGACCACAACTTCTGAAAGGTTGCAGAATCCATTTGGTCGTAGGATAATTTCTCCACAAGGATTCGTTCCGTAACTAAACGAAATGTCTGATCTCCCAGATCTAGCACGTTGCCGAGTTGCTGCATTCCTATTAAAAATCCCTCTTTCCCCAGATTTACTAGCATAAAGACTCTCCCACTCCTTCATAAATATGCCCATGTCGGGCTTTTCTGTGTATGCTACTGAATTGTTTGCAAGGCCTCTCTGACCTTCGTCAACCCACCACTGACCCATTTTAGCGTTCCTGAGACGATCGTCAGTGAGATTGCTAAGAGATATAAGGGCAGAGCGACGAACACCTCCAACAACAACAACATCAGCAATTTTACAAACAACATCATGAACCTCCAAAGAGTTGAGTTTGCGTCCAACAGCCTCTTTAAATACAGCGATACAGAATCGAAATAGATCTTCTAGAGGTTCTGGCCCACTTGAACGCCCCCCAAAGGTCTTTAAACGGGCTCCAGCAGGCCGTAGTTCACTTATATCCCACTTAGGTACTTTCCCAGCATATAGTAGGCTGATGAGCTCTCGGAAGGCGGAGGCCCATCCTACACGACTATCTCGAACCTTTATAATGGATTCTGAGGGGTGCATTTCTTCAGAAACGGCGGGAAGAAGGGCAATCTCTTGTCTTTCTACAGAGAATCCCACACCCGTCCCACACATTAGGATATACATCACCTCATCAAAAGCCCTGATGTGATTCATGGGGATGTAGGAGCAGTTATAACCGGCCACTTGATCCCGTTCCATAGCAGCCCCCGCAGTCATCAAAGCTCTCATAGATGGCATTATATCCATATTTAGAATAGCTTTTTTGACTTCAGAAACAGTACCGGCGTTGAGTTTAGTATCTTTAAATATAAATCCCATATAGCGATCTACAGTTTCTTCCCAATTCTCCCGTCTTCCCAAATCATCACGAAAACGAGCATACCTACTTTTATAAATGTATTCTTGATATAAATTCATTTTTGTATTTGCTTTATTGATAAAACTGAGTTTTGTTTGTATATTTTTATTTGGAATTGTTTTCATTTACGAACATCATTAATTTTATCACGCTCTAGTAGCATAGCGTCCGCTATGTTATATGCAAACTTGGCCACAAGATCTGCTGTCGTTCCTGTATAGTTACCCGTAGCCAATATACTAAGAGCACTTGTAGCGAAGAAATCGCGCACTCCGGGAATACCATTTTGTTCTAATATACTAACTCGATCACTCAATATCGTCATTATCTTCATCCTCGTCAAAATCTTCTTGAAAATCTTCATATTTATCTTCTATAAAGTCTTGGAATCTTTCTACAAGATCCTCACTTGTAATGTCCAAGACTTCTAGAAGAGTAATTTCATCTAGTTTTTTTAATTTTTCGTAAATCTCTGTTATTGTCAGAGGCATTTTAATTCTTCTATTAGGCGTGCGGTAAACCAACGTGCTTTTTCAGCATCTTGTAACGGTTCATTTTTAAGGCCAAGTCTCGACATGTATTTTAGAGTAGATCCTTTTAGATAACCTCTAAACTCTTCTGGTGTTAATTTGGCCTTAATAAAATCAATAGTCTCTATCCCCCCGTGAGTGTAATGATCTGGGCTGTGAATCAGTTCTTTTTTTGTCATTGAAGTTGAGTGCTACTAGAATAATTAGGCATAAAATCAAGAGCATACATTTGTAAACCTTTCTTTGGAAGTGGGGCCTTTGTTTTTAGTAACACCAGCATCTCGAAACCAACCTCTACATCCTAAACATTGATATCTTTTATATTTCCCAGCGTTTGTGTAAGACCATCCACGTGATTGATAGTGAGCACTACCACATTTAGGACATACACGACTTTCTTCTTGGTAAAGACCTTTGTTTGGATGATTTGTGATCCAGGGAAGGAATTTGTTGTAGACCTCTTCTAGAAGTATAACATCATTAATGTTATACTTTTTCATTATTTTCCAAGCGGCTGGATCCTTGTTCATACAATCAACCCAAAGATTAAACTTGGTTTCATGTTTCTTTCCTAGGCCCAATTCTTGTGCCACGTAGTCCAGTTTATTGCTGGTAAATCGAAATTGATTTCGAGCAATTTGTAAGAGATCAACTTGTTTATATGGATTTGGTGGCGGGAGTCCCAATAAGATAAATTCTTTATTAAGTGTTGGTATATCAAACCTAGATCCATTGTAATGAACAACAACATCAGCTTCACATAAAAGAGAATGAATTCCTTGTAACATGCGTTTTGGTGTTGTTTCCATAATAGAATCAAAAAAGATTTTATTTTCTCCTAACCATTTTGCCGAGTAACAAAGCACAGCACTACTATCTATGATTTGACTAATCGATATGTTTTGTTTAAATAAACCCCAAACAAAAGCTTGATTTGGACTTGTTTCAATGTCTAATAAGAGTATTTTCATTATTGTTCAGTCTCATGTAATTCATGTACACTGGATTTTTGTCTATTTAGAACAGTAACCCCCTGTGCAAGAAGATTGTTTATAGCAAATTCTAAGAGGAAATTGACCTCGTTATTACTTAGATTTGCTGTAAACTCGGCAGTACCGTCTTCTTGTTCCATTATTGTTTTTATTTGCACGGTGCTTTTCCTTTGGTAAACCATTCATCAGGAATTCCCATTTTGCTATCAGACCACAAAAACCCATTTTTCGTGGCCCAATCTCCGTAGGAGGTGGGGCTTCCTTTTCTTAAACGAACTCTTGAATTTTGAAACAGTAAATAAAAGATATAGTCTGGATATTGTTCTTTAACCCAAAGCATTTTCTTACGATCTTCTGATGTAAGTTTACCTTTAGTTTCTATATAAACCCTGTCTCTAATTTTCCAATCGGGAATGTAGGTTCTAACCTGCGCCGGTTGAGTAAATTTGAGTTTATCTGGTTCATAGGTTACTGATTTGGGTAGAAGTTCTCGAACACGAGCTTCAAATTTAGATTTATACTGCTGCATGGACTGGATCCAATTCTTCCAGTACTGGGGGTTCCCACATTTTCTCTGTTTCACGTAAGATGTGTAGAAGACAAGCATTTCGATCAAGAGTTTCCATTTCTACTCCATCTAGACCCTTTATAGCCTCATACATTTCAATTTCACTACCACAATTGTCAATTAATTGCATAATTTCCTCTAAAAATTTAGGTACTTTTTGTCTTGCTTTTCCATCATATCCTGGTATATTATCAGCAACGTCTCCTAGGACAAGTTGTTTGTAGAAGTTTTTGGAAGCCTCTAGCGGAGAAACAAACTGTAATTCCTTTTTAACAAAGTTGAAGTGTTTTCCAGGTATCTGTAATAGATCTTTATCGATGGAACATATTACATAGTCGTCGATACTATTACATGCTGTTGCAGCAATTCCGATAGAATCATCGGCTTCGTGTCCATTTTCAACGATCGCTCCATATTCATCTATTAAATGTTGTCGACATTGTTCTAAATAAACTGGTTTTGCTCTATCTTTTCTATTTGCTTTGTATTCTGAAAAGATCTCATAGCGAAAGTTATTTTTTCCAGATAGATAGAGAATATATTCTGTAGAATCTGTCATAGCCAGCATTTCATTTATGAGGAAATCCATCCTCTGAATTGCGCGCTCTACAGGGTCTATAAGAATCACTTCCCCATCTATTTTTTTCTCACAAGAAAAAGCACAGCGATATACGACAATATCGCCGTCTACAATTGCTTTCATTATGTCAAGTCAAAGTAAAGTTCACTTTCAAGACCACCTATTGACATATCCGGTTCTTTCTGTGTTTGATCCTTTTCCATTACGTATCCAACAAAGAAATCGGCTAGTTTGAGAACGTCTGCGGCCGCTGGAGCTGTTTTAGCCCCAATTGTTAGTACAGCAATGGCGTTAGCAATGCTTGACTGCTTAATAATGAACTTTTGACGAGCTGCTCGCTCTTCGGATGTTTCATAGGAAGATTTAGTTACTGGAGTTGCTGTAGCTTTCCCTGCTACTGGTTTATTAATAGTAACAGTACCAGCATCAAGGGGTACTGCACTAGTAAATTCCCAATAACCACGATCATTTTTATTGAATTGGACATCAAAAGCAGCACCCGTTTTGGCATTGGATAGTGTCTCATATAGTTCTTTGTTGCCGAAACTTGCTACATTTTTTGTTTCTATTTTACCTTCAGAGTTTTGATAGTTGACGGTAGCTAATTTAAATTTACCTCGATTATCAATCGTTACACTTTGAATTATAATTTGCATTATTTAAACCTCTTTATCCTTTATTATACATCATTTCACCAAATTTACATTCACATAAGAGTGGTATGTTTGGTTTTACTCCAAACACATTTTCAAATGCAGTTGGCATATATTGAAAACATTCATGAAATAAATCAATTGTTTGTTGAACAAATTCCTCAGGCACATCTATCAAGATGGAGTCATGTATAGTTCCTATTAAGCGTCCTTTTATATTATTTGAGTGAAGGCGATTGTAAAATAGGACTCTAATAACTGCCATAATGTCTGCTGCGGTGCCTTGAATTGGATAATTAGTTACAATAGTCCATGGTATTTCAAGATCCCCCCTGTAGTTTCGTTTCATTTCAAATTGCCATTCCCTACCTTGTGGGCCTACTATTGGTAAATCCTGTGTTACATTGTGACCCCATTTAATATGACATTTGTTTAAACCATCGTACTTTTTATAGAACTTGTATTCAATGTCTTCCCAGAATTTTATGTCTGACGAAGTTTCTTTGAATTCAGGATCTTTACTAAAAGCATATGGACTGCCTTTATAAATGGTTCTGAAGAGATATTTCTTTGCTATTAGTCTTGATGGTAGATTAAATACTCTTTGATTCTCTGTATGTAGGTCAATTCCCTGTCTAATTTCTTCTAGTCCTGTAGGATCTTGGCTTAACCATACAGCAGTCCACCATTCTAAGGCTTTTGCATCTGCTTGCACTATCATTTTTTATTCATACTATAGTATATCACCTTTATTTGATTGTGTCAATAGGTAGTTTTAACTAATTTTTGCATTTCTTCACCCATGTTTTGAAGATTGGGTTTAGTGCTAGATAAACGACCAGTAGCTGTAGTTACTTGATTAAAAGTACCGTAGATTTTATTAGGAGGCCAGCAGTATTTACTATTAATTTCAATAAAAGAAGCATATACCTCTTTGATTTTATTCAATTTTGCAATTTCTAGTAGTTTTGTTACAGTACCAGTCTTGTCTTTTAATTGTCGTAG